GCACTTCAGGGGAAAGATCAGTCCAACTCATCTTACCATATTTGCCGGGCACATTCTCGCGCATGTCCGCATGAACATGCGTACTATACTCGCCAATGCCCGTGAACCCCGCCTGTATCAGTGAGTCCACCATCCTTGCGACCGTTGGTCGGTCCATGCCTTTGGTATTGATATCAACCGCAGTACCCGCCGTATGATAGCTGCGATGCGCAACAAGCGGACTGTCCCCTGCTCTGAACTTGAGTTCAGCCTGATGTTCTGCAGATCGGTAGCCGGAATTAATCTGAAGTGGCTGGCCAAACACTTGCCCCGCAACAGTCAACGCTTCCTGAGCCTGCGGATGCACCCTTTGTATATCCGGACTGTTACCCGCAGACGCCACCGGCTTGAACTGCACATTACCGCGCGACTGATACTTGGGGAAATACGTCGATCCCCATTCACGGTGTGCCGTAGCGCCAAGATAACCTACAGGTATCTCCGGAAAATGTTTGTTCGCTACGTTATACGATGTTGCCATTTCAGCGGGCGCATTCGGGTAGGACATACTCGCGCCGCCGCGCCTTTCTTGGTTTATGCCCTCCAGCACGGGCACGGGCAAACCCCGTTCCCTGGCTCTCTGTTCTTGATTACGTCTAATTCTCTCAAATTTTGCATGAAGTTGAGGATCACCGCTGTCATCTACCGGACCCTTTACGCTTAGCATTTCCTCCCTTGACAATAAAACGCTTTGATCTGCGTCACGACCTTCCAGGGTTTGAATTGCAAGGTTTGCAACTCTGTTTGCCTCTTGCTGCAATTGTAATTGACGCTCATTAAGCTTTTTAATGGTCTGTTCAAAATGCGGTGCGGATAATTCCTTATGCCACCTGTTGTTATACAAGGCAGTCTGATGCTGGTTAATCTTGTCGGCCTGAGCCTTTGCTTCCTTCTCGTCGTTATACTTGCCGAAATGCTCTCCAGTTTCCTTGCTCCGCTTGGCCGCTTCCTCTGGCGATATCGGCTTCCCGTCAGGCCCGATAGCCGGAACCAGCGTGGTCACACCGTCCACCTGGACGATATGCGTCTTCATCGGGATCGGAGTGCCAGTTTCGTTCCTGGCCATTGGTCCGTTTATGTCGATGGTCCCGAGTTGTGCGGTCCCACCTTTCTCTATCTTCTGGGTGCCAAGCAATTCCGTCCGGATGTTATTGACGTCCTGCGGTTTACGCGTCGCAGCCAACATACCGTCGAAACGGGCATCGGCTAAAACTTTTGTCGCTGCGTCTTTAAGTCTCGGCTTGTCCCCTTCTGGCGTGCCAGTGCTTGCGTCAATGATTGCATGAGCTTCCTTGACGCCTATGTCATAATAACTGGGATCGGCACGTACCTTAATATCAAGCGCATTAAGTCCTTGCGCCCGCAAAAACGTGGAATGCTCTTCATTCTGTCTATATTCATTATTTACAGCAGTAGTTGTATAGTGTCCCCGCTGCGCATAGAGAGCTATTCTGGTCTGTGCCTTTTCTTTAGGGTCTGTTATATGTGCTGTACGTCTTTCAATCTCCGCAGTTATGTTATCCGAAACTGCCTGCGACAAACCCGCGCCATCAGGCGCCGGATGATTTTTAACTGTATCATGATATATCTGGGGCGATTGAAAAGTAGAAACCGTATTTGCTACTCTTTCCTGCCGCCTGAGATCTTCCCCTTCTTTATTATACTGGCTCAATGCCTGAGCAGCTTGGCCTATGCCCGTACCCAGATCACCCAACGCCTTGCCAATCTGCGCTCCGAACATATCCGGCGTGGCAGTCACACGCGAGTAGGATCGCTCCAGACCGCTGGTGTCGTAACCCTCTTTCGACAGCGTGACGGGGATATTCGGCATTATCCCATCCTCATCAGCGACGAACCCGCGCTACTGAAGCCACCGAAGAGTTTGCCGATCGCACTGATCGGCCCTGCCGCAGTTGCCGCGTCAGCTTCCATACGGTGCAGTTCAGCCTTCATGGCGTAGTTGGCGGCTTCATCCTTATAGCCCACCGCTTTCACTCGTCCCTTGTATCCAAGTTTCGCCACGTCGAGCTCCTGCTCCAACGCAGTGTCTTCCAGTACATCCAGAGGCGAACCTTCCAGAGAAAGATTGCTTGCACCATATGCGACACGCATCGATGAAAGACGCCGCTGCCCTTCCCGGCGCTTTTCGTCGCTTTCGAGTTGCGTGGTCTGAAGGGTGGCGGCAGCATTGCGCTCCGATACTTTCCTGTTGTAGTCGGCAATCGCCGCGTTCTGCTCTGCCGCCGCAGCGGCTGCAGATGCCTGTTGCATGGCGCCGATCGCTCCGAACACACCGGAGACAAGGGAGCCGATGATCCCGATTGCAGCCATCAGCGTCGTATCCTGGCATAGAGATGCATGTCGCTGCCGTCCGGGTGGTAGGCCCGCAAGATCCCTTCGGGATCACCAAACCCCAGCAGGCGCGCGACCTTGTGCCCTTCCGCATTGTCGCTCTTGACCGAGATCTCGATCCGCCGGCACTGGTAGCTGTCGAGCACGAACCGCACATGGCGCAAGACCGGCCGCATGAACTGCCCGGTGTCATGCGAGAACAGCGCCCAGGCTTCCGCGCGCCCCGGCCAGATCTGGCAGATCCCGGCCATGCCCAGGCAGCGCGAATTGTGCCAGGCAGTCAGCCCCATCGAACGGACAATAAGATCGGCACCTTCGGGCATCAGAAGCGCCTTGTGTTCTTCCGCCTGGATCGGCAGCGGGCTGATGTATTTCACATGCTCCGGCCGGCAGGGCGTGTAGCTGATCGTCATCGGTCCTGCGTGAACATCTGCGGCAGTATCGCAATCACGTTGAACGGGAGCGGCTTGGTGCGTCTGAAAGCGATACTGCCGCGCTTGCCGTAGCCGGCCGGCACATCCATCGGCTCCGTGATGATGGACTGCAGTCTCGGCATTTCCGCTGTTCCCGTGACGTCATAAGGCTCCTTGTACTCCACCTCACGATATTCGTATTCGTCGCGGTCCTCGTTGAAGCGCCCGATCTCGCCATAGGCGCTGTCCCAGAGCATCACGACGCAGTTGTGCGGGCGCTTGGTCTTGCCCTGCGCGGTGCCGTCCGCGGCGCCGGCCTCGATGTTGGAGGTCTCGCCATAGCTGTCGAAGTCCATGCCAACGACGATGTTCGTTCCCTCATAGGGCAGGTTGATCTTGCCGCCTGACACCGTGATCGGACCGAACGGGATATTGTTGACCAGGCCGACCACCGGTTTCCCCTCGAGGTGCTGCAGCCCATAGAGGGTGCTGATCGAGGGGCCGACATAGCGCAGGCCGCAATCGACATAATGCGCGCTGCCGATGACGCTGTCGAAGTCCCAGAACCGCATCAGCTTCTCGATATACCGCTTGGTCACGCCATTGATCGTGCGCCGCACGACCATCCAGAGGGTATCCTGGTTGGTTGTTTCTGACGGGACCGACGAGATGCTTTCCACGAAGCCATCGAAATCGTGGGTCTGCCAGCCGACGACATTCTCGTCGCGGTTATAGGTCAGGCTGACGACTGTCCCGTTGTCGCGCCGCAGCCAGAGGATGCTGTGCGGCTCCGAGGTATAGGCCATTTCCGCGAAGCGGACCGCGCCCAGGTGCGAGGAGAACAGCGACATCGACGGTGACTTGTAGCCGTCGGCTTCGAACACGAAGACGTACTCGCGCACCGTGCGCCGCGCCAGCTGGGTATAGAGCACCTGCTTGTCGATCTTGACCGGCTCGACAAACGCGCTCCCGCGCGCGGAGGAGCTGCGGGCCTTGATGTTGCGCGCCGTGATCCCGAGGTCCGCCTGGGTGGCCGAGATCACCCACTCCCGGCTCCCGGTGCCGATCAGCAGCCCCTTCTCGTCATCCTCGAGCCACTGGATCTTGGACAGCCGCCGCGAGTTCAGCCGCACCACGATCGCGCTGTCATCGAGCACCTCGTTGGTGGGCGTGCGCTGGGCAAACTTCTCGTAGGCGCCGACCTGCGATCCCACGATGAGATCCGGCGCATCCTTGCTGCCACCCATCCAGAGCCGGTCATCAAAGAACGTGCAGACACGCGGGTAGCCGGTGGTGTCGGAGAAATAGGCGATCTGCCATTCGCGGATGTCGATCAGGTCCGGGAGCGGTTCGCCCTCCAGCCGCACGGTGACGTTGGTGGGCGTCACCACTTCCATGATCTGCGCGATGCGCCAGAAACTGTCCGAGCCCTTCATGCGGATATAGCGGCCAACGTCTGTCGCAAGAAAGCCCGCGCCACGGTTCAGCTTGGAGTAATCCCCATGCAAGGTCATGGTGAAGTCGGTGTCTTCTGTTTCCCCTGAACCCAGCACCAAGGCTGCGATACGCGGCTCCACTTCACCGTTGCGCGTGCATTTCGTGACGACCAGCCGGTACTCGCTATAGGCGGTATCGTTGGTCTTCAGTTCAAAAGTCGCAGACCTGGTGCCCTCATACAGGACATAGCCAACCTGGACATCCAATATGGCGAAGGGTCCACCATTGCCGCCCTCGAATGAAAAGTCTCCCGGTGCGAAGTCACTCGCCATATAGTCTTTTTCGCTATTGTCGTTTCCATAGTATATCGTATAGCTCTTGATCAGTTTTGGCGCAGGCAACGTAATATTAAGCGTACCCTTTTGAAACCCGGTTCCACCGGTGTCGTCGCTTGTGTCAGGCGTGTCGTGTGTATCAAGCGCAACACCATCTACTGGTTGCCAATAGGTCGCCTTGTTTCCGTCAAATGCTTTATAGGCTTCATGGTCCGTCTTTTCGGTTGAAGCGGACGCAACATACCCAGCAGGTAACACGTTCGATGACATGACCGGGACAGGGTTGCCAGTCGCGAACGGGTTCAGGATGCCGTTCTTTTCCTCCACCGGCATGAACGGCCCCGTGTCGAAATCAAATTCTTCCCAGCGCCAGTCATAGGTGTCATAACGCAAGAGCTTGCGCGGCTTGTAGCCGTCGCAGAACATATACATCACATCAACAGACTGGCGCGCGCGGAGATTACGCGCATCCACGTCCGTATAGGGTGACGGGATCTCATAGATCAGCGATGCACTGATGCCGGTGGTTGCCAGGTCGCCGGGAAAGACAGTGTTGAAGGTGTAGTCGTTGCCGCTCTTGGCCGTGATTTCGAACACGATGCCATTGAGATTGTAGCTCGCCGCGAAGCCGGCGAAGGCGACATGGTCGCCCACCACGGCTCCATGTGAGGTCAGTCCCGCGCTGGTGACTTTCAGCGGATCGCCGTCGATGAGCGCAACCAGAGCCGCCGGATAAGCCTGCAGGCCATCCTCGCGGACGATCCGCATCACTTCATGGCTGAACTCCAGGTGGAACGCTTCCTCCTCGTTATAGACGAACGGAACCAGCGTGCTGAACTTGGCATCGTCATAGGCGTTCGCGACAAAGTAGGTACCGCTGCGGCTGATCGCCGGTCCCTGCGGGGTGGCGATGTAGTTGTGCAGCGACCGCATCGATGCGGGATATTTGTCGAGATCGACGCGCCCTTCCAGGAGGGGGCTGAATACTCCTGCATTGAAATTATTCCGGTTAGGCGAAACCTTAGCCATTCCAGTATCCGAGGCGTGCGCTCAACCATTCACTATGCGTGTCATGGAGCACCACGTCCTGCGGGCCTGTGATGTAGGCATTCAGCCGGCCGGCGATCTTGACCGCATCGTCGTAGGCGACCTGGAGAGCTTGCGCCTTGGTGTTGCTTTGCGTTGCGAACTCCACGCATTCGAGCGCGATGCGGCAGGCGAGCACCTCGATGAAGGTGTTGTCGAACTGGCTCTCCGACACGCGCGCGATGTAGTCGACTTCCAGCGCCGAAGACGCGGAGTAGAGATAACCACCGCGCCGCTCCCATTCGGTGGTCTTGGCGCGCAGCGGCCTGATGAAATCGCCAGGCAACGCGAACCGCCAGGCCCGCCCGTCAGACGGGCTGGTCAAGGGCGGGCCTTCGCTGGTCAGCGGATACCCGGAGACATAAGCGAACATCCAGTCCCGCTTGGCGAGCTCGAGATCACGCCACTGCGCATAGCCCTGCGCGCAGTGCTTCTCGATCGGGCTGCGCGGCGGGTCCATGCTGACAATGCGCGAGGCCGCGATCTTCCCTAGGCCAAGGTTGAGGATCGACTTGGCGTCAGGCATGATCGCGGCTCCGTTTCACGCAAGCGACGGCGGACGGCGCTTACGTTACTCGTAGACGTAGAAAATGAACCCCTCGATGATTGCATCGATGGGGATCGTGCCGCCGTCGATAGTGGCGTACACGCGGACACCGGCCTTGGAGTAGATGTCATACTTCATGTTGGTCACGTCGAACGGCACGTCGCTGACGATAGCCGCCACGTCCTTGTTCGCCACGAACGCGTCGTCATCATCGACCACGGGGGTAACCGTGTTGTCCTTGTAGTAGGGCCTGTGCCCGATATCGAGCAACCTTGACGCGCCCATCGCCGTGCCACGATAGCGCGACAGGTTGGGCAGGACACGCACGCGACCGGGCGGAAGATCGCACAACTCGACTTCCGTTCCGTCCGCCAGCGCCGCGCCGGTCTTGTTCTGGAAGAAGAAGTATTGAATGCGCGTCTTGCCATGATCGTCGATGGGGTACTTGCGCACCCCTTCCGTGAGTTGCGTCGAATAAACCGTAGCCATTTCAGTTACCTCGTTGGTTGGGTCGTATACACTGACGGGTATCAGCCGCCTTAGTGTTGGCTTAGCTTTCCTTGCACTCCACCTTGAACACCTTGCCTTCCTCGACGCGCGTTGCACCAGCGGTGAACGTGGCGTGGATCTGCTTGATGTTGTTCTTGTCGGGACGGTTGTTGATGATGATGGTCAACGCATCCCATTGGCCGAAATGCATGCCATCCGGCACCCAGACCGGGCAGTCGCGGATCGTGCCGGTGTCAGCGTGGGTCGGGATGCCGTAGCCCTGATAGTCTTCGAACGGCACGAACACGAAGCCCATGAAGGACGTCACCTCGCCATCGGCCAATGGCTTGATCGCATTGAAGTCGATGCTGGTGGTGGTGGTCTCGCCCAACAGGTTATCAATCTGTTCTGCGGTGACCGCGATAAAGGGCCGAACGGAGCGGAGGTCGACATGCCGTTTCTTGATCAGCTTGCGCAGTGACCGCAGCTTGGTCAGCACCAGCCCGGTGCCGCCGTGCACCACGGTATCGGCCGCCGGGAACGACACGTCAGTGGCGCCATCCTTGCCTGACTTCGCGATGGCGAAAAACTTGTCCATGACGATACGGTCCATGCGCCGTGCCGCGGCTTCCCGCATCCGCTCGACGTAGGGTGAGGTCGGGTCATAGATCATCTTGAGGGTGTCGAGCCGATCGACCAGGATCGCGCAATCGTATTCGAGAGCGGAGATCCAGCGCTGGGTGTGCTCGACTTCGGTGATCTTGGTGTCGCCGTAGGGGGTGGAGCGCTCGATAAACTCGACGGGGCCGAGGAAGTTGACGAGTTGCACCTTCTCGCCGGAATAG